AAGCAATGGGTGGCATGATGGGTAATATTATTAATCGTCTTTCCCCAAAAGCCAATCAAGTAATTCCACTAACGGCTAAGCAAGCGCTTCCTACAATGGGTGGTAATTTACAGCTACCAGAAAAAATGCCGGGAAATATGATGGCAAACCCACCAATGCGTCCTCCAATTGCGGGAGGAAACATGGCAGGCATGCTGAATAAATTGCGTCCCGGGATGAAAAAGGGTGGCAAAGCTGGCGACATGGCTCAAGACAAAGCAATGATCAAGAAGGCTTTTAAACAGCACGATATGCAGGAGCATAAGGGCGGCAAGGGTACAAACCTCAAGCTCAAGACTGGTGGTGTAACGATGGGTAACGCTGGTGGCTATGCCGCTGGTGGAACCATTTCTGGTAACGAAGGCAAGTACGTCAAGACTAAGGTTGTTGACGGGGACAAGACTAACACTGCAAGTGGTACTAGTGGCGTTCGTATGGGCAATGCTGGTGGCTACGCCAAGGGCGGTACAGTCCCTGAAGGTAATTGGGAAAACCGTCCTGCCGATACTGCCAAGCCCGGCAAAGTGAACACCACCACTAGTGGAGTTAGAAACGGCAACGCTGGTGGCTATAAGGCTGGAGGCAATGCCTCAAAAAAAGCCTACGCCACGGGGGGAACTGTTAACAGCGAAGGTAAGGCAGTAAAAATGCCAGCCAAACCTGTTTCCCGCCCCGTGGCAAACACTAAGCAGTCTGGCACTTTTGCAGAAGGCGGCTCTACAAGCGATGACAAGTACACAGTCAAAGATCCCAAGGCTGTTTCTGACAAAGCAAGCCGTGAGCTTGAAGATGCTTTAAATCCTTTGAGTATGGCAAAAGAGCTTTACAACAAAGGAAAAGACTATTTCACGACTCCTGCTGGTAGCGTTACCAAAACTGAGAAATCGGTCACAGTATCGCCTAGCAAGAAGCGTGGCGGCAAAGTCTGTTAAACCCAGCGGGGGGCTTTGGCTCCCTGCTTTTCAATGCACAGGTGAAATATGTCCCTAATCGTTAATTATAACGGCCCCAAAACGCAAAACGATCTTCAGTTGATGACCCAACAAAATCAACGGTCAGCGGCTTATGATCCTGTTGATAAATTGCGCACTTCATCCCCTCAAGCGTTGATTGATACCGACTTTGAGTACGGTACTCAGCCAACCAAATGGGAAACAATTGCTCTTCAGCAAGGTCGTCCAAGCACTTATTACATTGCCCAAGCACCTCGTGTTATTGACAATAGTGCATCCAATAAAGGAATTCAAGGAGCGGGAACTACAACCGTAACTGTCTTTATGACAGATACCAGTGGCTTTTCGGCTGGTATTCCTATTTATGTTCAAAATGCAACGGACACAAATGCCAATGGTTGGTGGTTAGTATCGTCTGTTTCTGCTGGTGTTAGCGTCTCTTACATTGCTACAAATACTGTGGCATCTGGTAATCAGTTCAATCCCGCAAACACTTATGTGTATTTGGGTTATTTTTATTCTGGTGCTGGCATTAACTTAGCCGCTGGCACAACCGCTTTTGTAACCAGCACAAATACCGTGACTGTGACCACTGTGGGCGCACATGGCTTGAACAAGGGTAGTTTGATTTATGTTGTTGGTACAACTGGCGGCACAAACGTCAATGGTGCATGGGTTGTTGCAACTGTTCCAACAGCCAGCACCTTTACCTACACCTCTACAGGAGCAACTGGCACTGTAACCAATAGCGCAGGTCAAACCAACCTGTATGCCCGTCCTGCTGGTTACGTTGAGCCTCGCACTTTTGATGGTGGCGTGGCGTTTTCTGCTGGCTCAGCTACACCAAATCAACAATTAATTCGTCAAACTCGTCGTTATTTCCGCTATCAATCTGGCAAGGGAATTCAGTTTTCAACTGGAACTACATTAAAACCCTCAATTTTCAATACCAGCCTAACATCTAGCGGACTTACCGTTGGTTCAACCATTACTGTCACGACTCGTTTTCCTCACAACTTGGCAACAGGTTGCGTGGTGAGCGTAGTTGGTGTTGACCAAGCTGGTTATAACGGCACATTTACCATCACATCTACTGGTACGTTGACCTTTACCTATGTTGCTACCGTGGCCCCAACAGCCACCACAGCGACAGGTACTATCATTAAGATCAGCCCATTAAGCTGGTATGGATCAAGCAATCGTGTTGGTTTCTTTGATCAACAAAACGGTATGTTTTTTGAGTTTGATGGTCAAACTTTGTATGCTGTATGGCGCACAAGCACCAATCAAATTAATGGTACTGTGGCTGTCACCCAAGGCTCTGGAACCGTCACTGGTACTGGCACTCAGTTTACCAGCCAATTAGCCCCCAATGACTACATTGTTATTCGTGGTCAATCTTACAAAGTTATCAGCATTGCAAGCGATACATCGCTGTTTATCAGCCCTGAATATCGCGGCGCAACATTGAACACCACTAACAACCCAAATGGTGGTTATTTGGTTTCCAAGACTATTGATACCCGCTATCCGCAATCTTCATGGTTTGATCCGTGCGATGGCACTGGCCCCTCAGGGTACACATTGGACTTGACCAAGATGCAGATGTGGTTTATCGACTATTCTTGGTATGGTGCTGGTGTTATTCGTTGGGGTTTTAGAACCACTGGCGGCGCAATCATTTATGCATTTTCTCAGACCAACAACAACCAGCGCTATGAAGCCTACATGCGCTCTGGAAACATGTCTGCTCACTATGAGTCCAATGGTCAAAATCCTGCCACCATACTGACTTCCACTCTGTCCAACACAGAGACAGGAACCATTAACGTGGTCAGCACCGCTGGTTTTGCGCCTAGCGGCACGTTAAAAATCACCAATGCTGGTAGCTCTGGTACTGTTGAATACATTGCATACACTGGCAAGACAACAACATCCTTTACTGGTTTAACCCGCATTCAATCTGGCGGTAATGGAACTGCGCAGACATTTACTGCCGCAAGCCCATCAACAAACGCAATTCCTCCTGTTGCTGTTGAGTTTGCCACTCCTGACACTGCGGCATCTTTATCTCACTGGGGTTCTTCAGTAATTATGGATGGTCGATTTGATGATGATAAATCTTTGGTGTTTAACTATGGTATGACCACTGCGTTAAACACCACAGCATCTACCCCAGTGCCAATCTTGGCTATCCGTGTTGCCCCTTCGGTTGACAACGGAACCACGGGTACGTTGGGTATAAAGGAAGTCATCAACCGCATGCAGTTACAGTTGGCTGAGCTTCAATTGTTCACAACTGGTACAACTGGTTATTTGGTCAACTTGATTTTGAATGGGTATGTTACTGGCACATTTAGTAATAACTCAGGAAATTTTCAGTCTCCAACATCTGGACAGTCACCTACAACATCGTCATTAGCGCAGGTAAATTTTAATACTACCAATACTGTGACCATTTCTGGCGGCGAATCTGTGGCTGGTGTTTACACTGCGGTGGCTGGCCCAACTACCATTGACTTATCTCAGGTTCGTGACTTGGGCAATTCAATCTTGGGTGGCGGCACTTCAAACGCTATTCCAACTGCTCAGTCTGGTTTGTACCCTGATGGCCCTGATATTTTGTATGTGGTGGCAATTCCTTTGTCTGCCACCTCCGCAACAATTCAAGCTCGTTTGTCTTGGAAAGAAGCTCAAGCTTAAAGGAATTGAAATGCCATTGGTCAAATCAAAATCAGAAAAAGCGTTCAAAAAGAACATTGCTACTGAAGTAAAGGCTGGAAAACCAGTCAAGCAAGCAGTAGCAATTGCGTACAGTGTCAAACGTGCCGCACCCAAAAAGATGTGTGGTGGCGGCAAGTCTGGCTGGTAATCATGTCAAAAAGGGGGCTATATGCCAACATTCATGCAAAACAGCAAAGAATTGCTGAAGGCTCTGGTGAAAAAATGCGCAGACCAAATAGCAAAGGTGCGCCAACTGCTGAAGCCTTCAGAGAATCAGCCAAAACAGTAAAGAAAAAAGAAGGTGGTGTGTCTCTGGCAATAGGCAGAGGCGAGAAACTGCCAGTCTCCAAGGGCGCTGGATTGACCGAAAAGGGTCGAGAAAAGTACAACCGTGAGACAGGTAGCCACCTAAAGGCTCCGCAACCCAAGGGAGGCGCTCGTAAGGATTCTTTTTGCGCACGAATGAGTGGCGTGGTGGAGCATTCAAAGGGTGACGCACCAAGGGCAAAGGCATCGTTGAAACGCTGGGATTGCCCCGGCTGGTAAGGAGTTGAAATGGCTGATCCACAAGGAACCCCAAACGCAATTGGTGGTTTTTCAACTGAAGAAAGTGATGTACCAAGAGCCACTGGCGAAAATGTCGGTGGTTTGATTCTTTCTGGTCAAAAAGACGGTTATAAACAAGGTGGCAAAGTCAACTTGAACAACTGCAAAGTAAAGACGCATCAAAAAAACAAATCTTCACCTAATTGGTAAGGAAACATCATGAGCATGACTGGCGATTACAAACAAAGCCCAACATCAAAAGCCGCTATTGATGCCGCTTTAAAAAATATTAGTTCAGGTGCCAGAAAGACTGGCGCTGAAATGAAAGCTGATCGTGAGGCTTTTAAACACAAGTCCATGGCTGATGTTAAGGCTCGTAACGACAAAATTAAGTCTGACGCAATTGAGAGTGACCGTGCTGACCTGCCAAATCTTGAAAAGCGTCATGCTGAAATGTCTGAAATGTATAACAAGGGTAAAAACTGGCAGTATGCTGACCGTGAACAAAACTTGACTAAAGACGAGCGTATAGCCCGTGACATTTCAAGCGAATTGAGTAGCTTGGGCAACAGGATCAGCGCCGTCAAGCGCAATACCTCTTCCTATGCCAAGGGTGGCAAAGTGAAGGCAAAGAAAACCGCGCCTGCTAAGAAAAAAAGTCATCCAAATTGGTAAGGTGAAAAAATGGCAATAATAAATCCATCTTTAGTGCAAAATAGATCAAATGCGACGAGAAGGCCGAAAAAGCCTATTGCGCCTGCTCAAATGCCTTCAATGCAACGACCAGTGCAAGCGCCTGCCCCTGCACAAAGGCCAATGCAAGCACCACCAGCGCGAAGACAAACATTTACACCAGCGCGGCAATTTAAACCTTTCCAATACGCGGCACCGGGGTCACCTTTATGGGGAACAGACTACGGGGCGCAACCAGAAGGCTATACGGAAGCGGACTATCGCAACCCATACTACACTCTTCCAAAATCATTTACTGATGCTCATACGTTTAATCCGGGCGGATATAGTGGAATAGACGAAGATAATCCTTTCATGCAAAAGCAGTTGGCTGACGCAGTAAAAAAGGGTACATACACCTATCAAAGCTATCAACCATATGTTCAAAAACCACAATATCAAGACTACCAACCATATGTTCAAAAACCACAATATCAAGACTACCAACAAGATCGTCCTCAGCCAGATATTTACGCAAATAACAAAAAAGGTGGTTCTGTCAAAAAATATTCAAGCGGCGGCAAAATCAATTTAAAAGATTGCAGTGTTTCAACCGCCCCTAAGGGCAAAAGAAACCCCAACTGGTAAGGTGAAAACATGGGAATAATAAATTCATTTTTAATGCAAAATAGATTAAATGCAATGAGAGGGACGCAAAAACCTATTGTTGCTCCTGTGCAAGCGCCTTTAATGCAAAAACCAATGCAAGTAGCGCCCGCTCCAATGCCCGCTCCTAGCCAGATGCCAGTTCCTGCAAAACCTATTGTTGCTTCCACTCAAATGCCCTTGATGCAACAGCCAGCGCAAGCAACACCTCCATCTCTTCCTGCTTCACCCGCGCGGCCTGTTCCGCCTCAACCTGATCACATTAAAGCTTTTTGGCGTGGTGAGGGTAGTCCAAGATCAGAAGATGATTGGCGTCATTATTCGGCAATAGGATATTTTGCTCCCGGCACAGACATACAAAAAGCTAAAACTGATTTTTTAGCGGGATATAAAAAAGGTGGTCGGGTTAAAGTTGCTCAAGACGCAAAAAAGAAGTATACAAGCGGCGGAAAAATTAATTTAAATGAATGCGGTGTGTCTACGGCCCCTAAAGGCAAAAAAAATTCTAATTGGTAAGGAAATAACCATGGCAAAAATTAAAAAAATGGCTGATGGTGGGATTGCGGGACTTGGTTCTTTGTTGGCTGGTGTTAATGGCAACATTCCAGCATACAAAGATTTGCCATCACAACCAAGCCCCAGACTTGGCGGTCTCCTTGGTGGTGGCGGAACAGGCGGCGGCGGTGGAAGCGCACAAGATGGTTTGGGTCAAATCAACCAAGGTGCTGGCACTGTTGCATCTGCAATCAGCAGAGCTTCTGATGCGCTTGGCGGAGGTGGCGGTGTCGGCGGAGTTCAGCCTCAAGGTGAAAAAATTGACATGACTGGCGTGACATACAAAAAAGGTGGTTCTGTCAAAAAATATTCAAGCGGCGGCAAAATCAATTTAAAAGATTGCAGTGTTTCAACCGCCCCTAAGGGCAAAAAAAATTCCAATTGGTGAGGTAAACAATGGCATATTCAGGCACGGTTGGTCAAACAGTCATCACAGTCCAAAACCTGATTGATGATGGCGCTCGTCGTGCTGGAAAGCTGGCTGAGGAATTAACTGTTGAGCAGGTAGTTTCTGCTAAGAGAGCATTGTTTTATTTGTTGAGCAACTTGATCAACCAAGGTATTCAATATTTTGCCATTCAAAAAGCTGTTTTTGGTTTGATTCCTAATGACTATCAATATCAGCTTCCAGTGGGTGGGAATGACGTTTTAAACGCCTTATACAGGACGATGGCTCGTCCAATTGGCACATATACATCATCTGCTGGAGGGGTTGTTGAAAATGCTTTTGATGGCAATACAACCACTTATTGCCAACAAACCAGCGCGGCTGGCAACATATCCATTGATTATAATTCTGGTAATACCAATTACATTGGTTCTATTGGTTTTATGCCTTACATTTCTGGCGGCGGAAGTCAGACATGGAGCTATGTTTTTGAGTCATCTTTAGATAATATTACTTGGGTGGCTTTATATACAGGAACTTCGGTATCTGTGACTGATGGGCAATGGATTTGGCAGGACATTGACCCCGGCTCAAACGTGCGTTATTACCGCATGCGAGCAACTGGCACAACAACCTTGTCATTGCGTGAGCTTTACTTTGGCACAAACAGCACTGAAATCACAATGGCTCGATTGAACCGTGATGATTACACTAACCTGCCAAACAAAAATTTTACTGCTAACCAACCTTACCAATATTGGTTAAATCGAACGATTCCGCAGGCAACCATCACGATATGGCCTACCCCATCAAGCGCTTTTGTGCAAATGATTGTGTGGTATTCAGCACAAATTCAAGATGTTGGCGGATTAAATGGTCAGTTAGCTATACCTGATCGTTGGTTGATGGCAATCCAAAATATGCTGGCCCATCAAATGGCACAGAGTTTGCCTTCTGTTGAACCAGCCCGTATTCAATATTTGGAAGGTCAGGCTGAGAAGTATTTCAACATGGCGGAACAGGAAGAGCGCGACAAATCACCGATTTACCTTGCGCCAAATATTGGCGTATACACGAGGTAATCATGCCCAGATTCCTTAATACTGACGGAAATGCCAGTATTGCAATATTTATTTGCGATAGATGCCGCATGAAAAGGGCAATTGATGAGGCTCAGCCTGACCCGAACTTCCCCGGTCTCTCCGTGTGCAGTCAAAATTGCGCTGATGAAAAAGATCCTTATCGCTTGCCCGCTAGAAAAACTGAAAAAATTACTTTAAAATTCCCTCGTCCAGATGCAAGCGTAGCAATAAATCCAAATGACATTCAAACTGGTGGTTATGGTCAGTACATTTTAAGTACGGAACAAAGCAATGGTGGGAATGATGGCAACAACGACATAATTGAATTGCAACCATAATGTCACAAGTAACCATAACCCAATTACCAAACGCTCAGACCTTAACTGGTACTGAGTCCGTACCTATTGTGCAAAATGGAGTGACGGTGCAGGCGACTACTGCGGCAATAGCGCAGGCAGGCGGTGCTGGGTCTGGCACTGTTACTCAGGTTAATACAGGAACTGGATTGACGGGCGGGCCAATCAACACGACGGGAACTATTTCTCTTGCCAATACAGGGGTAACGGCTGGCTCCTATACAAACTCAAACATTATTGTTGATTCGCAGGGAAGAATTACAAGCGCCTCCAACGGATCTGGTGGCGGCGGTAGCGGCACTGTGACGAATGTTTCTGTTGTATCCGCAAATGGTTTGGCTGGTACTGTTGCCAACGCCACAACAACTCCAGCAATTACTCTTAGCACATCTGTTTCAGGTATTTTAAAAGGCAATGGAACAGGTATAAGTGCCGCAACTTCTGGTACTGACTATGCGCCAGCAACAAGCGGAACATCAATCCTTTATGGAGATGGTTCTGGTGGTTTTAGTAACGTAATGATTGGAACAAATCTTTCATTTACTAGCGGAACTTTAAATGCCACTGGCGGTGGGGGCATGACATATCCCGCCGCTGGCATTGCTAATTCAACAGGTTCGGCTTGGGGTACATCTTACGGAACAAGTGGCGCAAATAGCGTGGCTTTGCGAGATGCAAACCAAAACATATCTACTAATGCGTTTTTTGCTGGTTTTACATCTGTTGCGGCATCAGGCACACAAATAACATTAACAGCGGCATCTACGCCTGTTTACTATATTACAGGTTCTGGTGGACAAGTTATTCAATTGCCAAATGCTACGACATTGCCTAAAGGCCCAATTTTTTCTTTTAACAATAATCAAAGCAGTGGTGCAATAACTGTAAATAATAATTCTGGAACTTTAATTGTTTCTGTTCCATCTGGTGGTTACACAGTGGTTGTTTTAATAGATAATTCAACTGCCGCAGGTTCATGGGATCATCACGATTTAACACCATCAAATGTGTCTTGGTCAACTAACACGTTTGATTACCCCGGTTCAATTACTTCTGCTACTTGGAACGGCACAACAGTTGCTTTAAGTCGAGGCGGTACAGGGCAAACAACAGCGCAGGCGGCAATGAATTCATTTGCTGGCGCGGTGACAAGTGGTTCATATTTGCGTGGCAATGGCACAAACGTGGTTATGTCCACAATTCAAGCAACCGATGTACCTACGCTTAATCAAAATACAACAGGATCAGCCGCTACATTAACAACAGCTAGAGGAATCTACGGCAATAATTTTGATGGTTCTGCCGCATTGACTCAAATTATTGCGTCTACTTATGGTGGTACTGGCAATGGATTTACTAAGTTTTCTGGGGCAACATCAGCAGAAAAAACATACACATTACCAGATGCAACAACAACGATTCTTACAACCAATGCGGCTGTAACGCCTTCTCAAGGCGGTACTGGTCAAACCACATACACTGATGGTCAGCTTCTTATTGGTAATAGTACAGGTAATACGTTAACCAAAGCCACTTTGACGGCGGGAACTGGCATAACCATTACAAATGGTGGTGGTTCTATTTCAATTGCCGCATCGGGTGGTGGATCAGGAACAGTTACAAGTGTTGGTGGTACGGGAACAGTCAACGGCTTGACATTAACAGGCACAGTTACTACTTCTGGAAACCTTACTTTAGGCGGTACGCTTGATTTATCATCTCCTCCTGCCATTGGTGGAACTACCGCATCAACTGGTAAGTTTACAACAGTTACATCCACAGCAACAACAGGTACAGCGCCATTTACAGTGGCATCAACCACACAAGTAGCAAACTTGAATGCGGCTACTGCTGGTTCAGCCGCCACATTAACAACGTCAAGATCAATCTACGGAAGTAGCTTTAATGGTTCTGCTGATTTGAGTGGAGTTATCGCCTCTACTTATGGTGGAACTGGCAATGGTTTTACTAAGTTTTCTGGGGCAACATCAGCAGAAAAAACATACACATTACCAGATGCAACAACAACAATTCTTACAACCAATGCCGCTGTAACAGTTGGACAAGGTGGAACTGGTCAAACTTCA